TCATGCGTTCTTCGTTAGTCATCATATTTTGCTCCTTCCAATCTCCTTACAGACACCCACCGCAGCAGCCATGCGGCACGTTGGTGTTAGCCAGCTCTTCCAGCTCGGCAATATCATTATCATTTTTTAGCTCATTGGGAAGTTCGTCCGGGTCTATAATCCATGGGCCTTCTTCAACCTGGTTCTCTCCGTCGGGGTCAAATCCGCACCAACCTCCAGAAATCAGCGCTCCATAGATAGAATATTGGTTGCCGTCTTTTTCGACAACCAGTGTCCCACGGCATAAATTAGGCCAGTCGCCATCGTACGATATGAATTTCATTTATTACTCCTTTCTTTTATCTGCAATATATCATCATTCGCCCAAAAGAGGTTTCTTGCTAATTCGGGACTTTCAGCCCACACGGTTCTCAGTCCGCATTCCGTGCAGGTCATACGATAAATCGTTTGATTCTTGTATTGTTTTTCATCAATCCTAAGTTTATGTTTACAAGCCATTCTCAATCTCCCTTAACCTTTCACCTATCGCCCTAGCAACATTCACTGTTACGCCGTTGCCAGCTTGTTTGTATAACTGCGTATCGCTTATGCCTGCAGCTTTCGCTTTATCAAAGTATTCGTCCGGAAAGCCTTGTAATCGCCAGCACTCACGGGGAGTCAAGCGACGGATGCGGACGTTTTCATCAAGCAACGCTACACCGTGCCTATCCTGTGCTGTCAACGTAAAACTAGGCTCTCCCGGCTCTTTCATACGTCTGCCGTTCTGCCGTTTCTCTTCTCGGTTTGGCGTTAGCACCGCACAGACAACAGCGTTACCATTATGTCTGCTAATGCCTTTATAATCACGTGCAGCACACGTTGACGCTATACCTGTTTTATTTTCGGCAATTTTAAAGCCACACACACCGCCTGTTGAGCCATACGGCTTTAACACTTTCACAGCATACAAGCCTGTTTTCCCGCCTTGCCCGCCACTTTCTCCTTTTAGCGTTCTTGCCAATCCACCACCGTCATAGATTCTTTGACCATCGGCAACTCCTTGTGTTATTTCCTGGAGTTTGCAAGGATTCTCGCCGTCTGTTCGTTGGAGAGGAAATACTTCTCGTCCACTGATGTTTCCAAGATAGCAGACAATGAACACGCGCTCCCTGTTTTGGGGAACGCCGTAGTCTTTGCTGTTAAGCACTTGCCATTGGAGAGAGTACCCATACCCCCCCACTTCAAGGAGCAGCCGTGCGAAATCAAATCCGTTTCCAATGCTAAGTAAATTCTTAACATTTTCGATGAGAAGCCATTTAGGTCTATCTTCTTTCTTACGTCCGGCAAGCAATCGCATAACCTCATAAAATAGGCCGCTTCGCTCACCTGCCTGCAAGCCTTTTTGTTTTCCTGCGACGCTGATGTCCTGGCAGGGGAAGCCGAAGCTCCACAAGTCTGCGTTGGGAACGTCATAAGGTCTAACTGTTCGTACATCGTGGCTTTCCCACTCTCCTTCCGTGTTGTACATGGCTTTATACGCCGTTCGTGCGTATTTATCAAATTCGCAGAAGCCTACGCATTTATGCCCAGCTTGTTCTAAGCCTAAGCGAATGCCGCCGATTCCTGCGAAAAAATCTACAAATTTCATTGCTTTCTCCTTCTTGCTCCGCATTTCTGCGGCGTATTCTCACACCGCTTGCAAGGCCTGTCACATTCACAACAGCAGATGTGAAGCAGCGTACTTATCACGCACTCCGGTGTAACAGCCTTGCAGAAGTATTTAGGTTTTATGCGCGCTTCAATCGCGCTTGTTATTTCTCTATTCGGCTCCGGGTCGCTTTTCGGCGGTTGCGGCAAGTCTAACAGTCTAGCGACTTTGCGTTTGCAATTCAGCAAGCCGCAAGATTTTGCTTTCCCTCGCAGGAATTCGCCGGTTTTAACTTTTTTTGTCTTTCCGCAATCGCACCGCACTAAAAAATAAGTGTTTCGTGCGTCCTCATAACCTAAAAACTTTTCAATGGTCAACGTGCCGTACTTCATGCCGACCCATGCCGCCCAATTCCTCACGCCAGCACCTCCAAAGTAAGCTCATCGCCACATTTCAGCAACTTACTTTTACAAGGTTCATGATGCTTGCGGCTGTACGCGAAGTCATTCATGTAGCATTGCAGGATACGGAATTGATTGTCAATAGCGTTATCATTCAAGCCAATTTGCCGGCCGTATTCAAATACGGCTTTATCCTGCGGCATATACGGCATAATGAGCCGGTGTTCTGCCAGCTTTGCCGCCGTCCATTTCAGCAGCATACTGTTCAGCCTATCAGCAAGCGGCTTGCCGTCGCTCAGCTTCTCCATGTTGCAGCGGTTTATATTCTCCTGCACATGAGCTTCCTCTGCCTGCTTCAAAGCAGCCTGCATCAGCGCCGGGCTGATGATATTTACGTTAAGGCCGTTCGCACCGGTCAAGGTAAGCGCAATCTGCTCTGCCTTCTCCCACCGGTCAAGGCCTATATTTTGCTGATTAAAAATTCCTGCCCAAAGGTTTACTGTTTCCGACAAGATTCGTTTCGCTTCTTCCAGGCGGTCAAAGCCGGGCCGTATATCCTGCGGCATCCGTTTTCCTGCCTGTTGCAGTTTAACAATCGTTTGGGCTATTCTCTGCTGTTGCAGCATCTTCTTCGCCTCCGTACAATTCGTTCACTAGGTCCATGCCTGTATAATCATTCCTGCCTTGCTTCTTGCTGTTGCCGCTGGCATAGTTTCTTGCTACGGTCTGCACATACGCAAAGTTTCTTGCGCCGTGCTCTACCGCCGCTAGTATTCCTTGCTCAACGGCAGCTTCGCCAACCTCACCTAACAAGGCTTGCAGTTTTTCTCCGACGATTGGAGTAAGCGGCATCATGTTTTTCTCCCACAAGGCAAAAATTTCAGTATGTGTTTTTGCCTCGTCATCGTCATTTCTTTTAGGATGATGATAATCATCCTTTTCTTTATCTCTATACTCTATACTCTTATCTCTAATCTCTGTCGGACATTTTGTCCCTTTTTCTGGGGACATTTTGTCCCCCTTTTCGGGGACATTTTGTCCCTTTTTATTTTGACGTTGCGTCTTTTTCTTCGTCGCTGATTCTGACGCGCTACCGCTGCCGGTCATATTAGCAACCTCCGGCAAGTAGCTTTCGCCTTTATCGTTCTTCTCAATAAGGCCAATTTGTTCAAACAAAGCAAGCGCGCTTTCGACGATTTCAATATCAAATTGCGTCTGTTTAGCGATTGATTCAGCAGTATGCTGAATAGTCATTTTGCCGACCTGCCGAACAAGTACGCCGTCAGTTTTCAATGACTTTAAGCACAGTTTAAGGTACAAGAGTACGTATTTTTCGCCGTTTTCCTGGTCCTCTAGCCACTCAACGACATCACTTTCAAAGAAGTTTTCGTTGAGCTTTAACCAATAATACCTGCCAGCCATGTTTTACTCCTCAAAGTATGTAGGTACTTCGTACACCATTTTATTGTTCTTCCGGTATACCTTGATTCTTCCGTCCTTCTTGCAGAACTTCAAAAATCTATACCAGCGTTTCGGATTGCTCTTTCTATGCGAATACATAGAAAGAAGATGAAGTCCAGCTGCTCCCTTGATAAGCTCAAAGAATAAGTCGAAAGCATCTGGCTTTGCTTCTTCTAAATCGTCCGCAAATTTGTTACTGAAGCCAAAGTGTCCTTTACCTACAAGAACTATTGCTTTACTTTTTTCGCACGGTGTCGCTTTTACATTCAACATTTTGTCCCGCTCCTTTCAAATTTTTAGGGGACATTTTGTCCCCACTTTTCGGGACATTTTGTCCCCGATGATTTTGGTTATTTCATGCTTGCTTCAATTTCTTCTGCCGTGAAGATTTCACCGGTTGCAGTATCAACCTTGCCACCCTCTGCAAGCTCCTGCGCTTGCTCTGTAGCGTTCTCTGCGTCAACGTCGATGTATTCAGCCTCGCCGGTTTCTTCGTTGAGCACAGCGGCTTTTCCGTCATTTTCAAAGGCAGTCAATAATTCGATAGACTTAGGTGCATATGTTTTCAAAATAGGCAACAAGACTGTTTTGCAGGCCATTGCGTCAAAGTCAGTTTTCCAAGGTCCTTTATTGAACGCCTTGCTGAAGCGTTTTGCGTGAGCAAGTACCTGCTCTTTGGTTGAATAGTGCGCTTTTCTAAAACCGCCAACTGTTTCGATGGCCGCGAAGTAACCCACTACATTATCACTTACCGCTTCGCCGAGTTCATAAGTCTCATCGAATTTATTCCAATGTTTCAACTCTCCCTCATAAACTGGCACCATGATAATTTTTTTCATATACCCACTGCGCATAGCGAGCTGAATTAAACCTTTGTATCCAATTTGAAATTGAGCTATACCGGCATAAGCAACAATATATGCTTCGCCGAGAGTTGGCACGATTTGAAGTTTGAGGCTTGCTGCCGTAGCTGCTGCTGCAAGCACAGTATGATAATCCGCTGCGCGCAAAAGTTTATCGTTGTTGTATACTGTTAACACGCTAGACAGATAACTGCCGGCGTTTTCACCAAGCATTTTTTCGAAACGTTCTTTGACCGCTACGCTGTTAATCGCTAAGCTTAAAGGCGACGGTGCCTTTGCAGTACTGCTATTATTTCTTTTTTGAATACCGTTAATAGTTGCCATCTTCTTTTAACCTCCTTAATTTCAAACAATCTTTTTCACTGTCATACAAAATTTCTTCCAGCGACAAGTCTAATGCTTGTGCCAATTTTACACGTGTACGCAATGCAATATTTTTAACTACGCCGCATTCGTATGAGCTGATGGTCGGCTTTTCTACGCCAACCATTGCAGCAACATCGCCTTGCAGCATGTTTAATTTTTTCCGCTTATGGAACAGCATAACGCCTAATTTCTCTTGCTCTGTAAGGCTCATTTTAACGTGAACCTCATACTAGGCTTGCCAACCTTGGCATACTTTTCGTACACGTCCGGCAGGTCTTTTTTCAATGCCTTTTGGTCCAGCATTACTCTTCCGGCAATCTGTATATAGGTAATTTTTCTATCCATAAACACGCCGCTTTCGCTGCCGTTCAGCATGAGCTTCAAGGCGTTTTGTGCCTGCGCTAACTGTTCTTCCAGTACCTTTTTCGTTGCCGTCAGTCCGTCAATACACTTAATGTATTGTTCTGCTGCGCTAGGCAGTGCGATACTGTCAACCGCTAACTTATCCTTATTCATTTTGTCAATGGTTGCGGCAGTGCTTTCGCTGCCGTCAACCTCCGGCGGAATATCGTTTTGCAGGTTGTTCCAGAATATAATCGCTTGCGCTCTCATATCTGAAATAAACTCATCGTTACGGGGAATTTCTTTCCATACAAAATGGTTGCCGCCGATTAAGCAGGCGATGTACCATTTGTCACAGCCGGTAATAGCCATGTACCATTGACACTGGCAATAGTAGCTGTCTGGCAGCTCGTCACCGTCCCAATCTTTCGACTTAAAGCCGTTCGCGGTCTTACATTCAAGGCCTGCATTCTCGCCTACCACAAGGCGGTCAACGTTCGCCAGCATGAACTCAT